TGACGGAAAGACATTGCTAATGCAGCAGATCTACGACGTGATACTTGTTCATACAAGTTGTCATCTAACTCTTCTTTTGTTACGATATAACCCAAAGCGTAAGCAATGTGTGTATAACGTGTTGTGAAACCTTGAATTTCTGAATCGTATGCAACGCCAGAACCTTCGGATTTAACTGGAGCTAAACCGAAACCTGTAAGTTGAACATCTTCTTCATAGTTCATTGAGGATGTGTCACTGTCAAACAATTGAGAATATTCTTCTTTATGTTCATCGTAGACTTGACCCCACCATGCTTTGATCCCAGGCCAGAGGGCCTTCGGATGTGAAGCGGTTGTTATAATACCAGCCATGTTATATTCTCCTTATTAAGCCGTGCCAACTGGGTTGAGGAATTGATGCTTGTTCCATTTTACCAATGTACTTGCATAGGCACCAGGAGCATTATTAACTGCTTGAACTAGACCAATGATTTGTAATGGTAAAGCTAATGAGCCAGAAGACGCAATAGCAAGGAATGAAGAAGCGTTCAATACCGTTGAAGATAGCGGAGCTGATTGAGCAAGAGATGTTTGGTTAGCTGTAATAGTTAAACCAGCATTCTTGAATACGTCAGCAGCAGCTACACCTGTAGCATCACCTTCTACTTCGAAAATAACATTTGGATCATCAACTACGTAAACGTAGCGAAGTCCTGAGCTAAGTGGTAGATAGATTGTGTTTAGAGCCAAGGTTGTACCTACTAGAGATACACTTGGATCTGATACTCGGATACCAACAATAACACCAACTGGTGTATCAGTAGTAGCCGCTTTTGTTGCATAAGGTACGCCATTTGTATCACTTGAACCTGCAACTTTAACAACGTCGCCAATAGCGTAAGTGTTAGAAGCGTCGTTAGCGATAGCGTATAGGCGACCCTGTTCGTTAAACGGAGCACCAGTAATTGTTCCTACTGGGCTAAGTCCACGAGGGGTATTTGCGTTAGCCATTTTATTTCCTTTTAGAAATTAAGTTTATGTTTTGTAGTTAATGCCACCCTTAGGAGTATAAAATCCATCAGAACTTGTACCGTCCTTAACGTTTACACCACCACGGATTGCAGAATCTACTCGATCATTTCGTTTTTGTAACTCTCTTTGATCTTCTTCGTGCCATTCTTGTTTAGTTTTTAACAAGTAGCCATAAAGACCATCACCTTTCTCACTTGTACCGACGAGGTATCTTACCTTCTCTCCTAAATCTGTATTACCAGATGTAACGCTATCTTTTACACCGCCCACTTCGTCTGGTCTAACAAACTCCCAGCCTCCATCTATTGCGGTTTGGATACGACCCGGTTCATCATTAAAGATGTGTAGTACATATCCAGGGATTTGATGATTCACAGTTAACTTAGCTTGAGTTCCATTAAATACGTTTCTAACACGCTCACGTGTAGGACGTTCTATTGTAGTTCTAGTAAGTGCCTGTTCTTTTTTCTCTTCAATTGTTAATGCTTTAGCCATAATTGTTCTCCTTAGCTCCAGTCGTATGAATCGACATATTCTTGTTTAGATTTAATCCATCCATTTTTAATGAATCGATCACATGCTTGTTTTGCGTCATCAGGTAAGGTATCATAAGACTTTTTACCAGACGATGTACCTCCTCTAACGTTTCCAGTAGAATCTACTGAACTTCCTTTGGCTTTTTTACCTAGGACCTTTTGAGGAAAATACTCTACAATTTTATCATCAAGCTTATCTAAAAAAGCACGACCAGAAAGGTGAGGGAATTGCTTACGTACAGATGCTCCTAAGCCATTAGCCATATCAGTCATTTCGGTATCTTCACCAAACCACTGATTTCTGCCTAACCAACTTTGTAATTCTGGATCATCAGGTACACTAGCTTGAGCTTCAGTTCTAATTGGTTCTGGCTTTTTAGCCGCTTCCAATTTACTTTCTTTCTGAGCTTCTTTTAATGAATCGATTTGGTCGTCAATATCAACTACCTTATCGCCATCCCCTGCTGCAATTGCGTCTCGTTTTTGTGTCTTTAACTGAGCAATTTGAACTTCATACTCAGCTGACTTACGTTCAAATGATTCCTTTTGGAACTTCTTGAACTCTTCAACGGATGCTTTAATGCTGTCAATTTCTTTAGCACTTGCGTCCAATTTCTTCATAAGTAATTCATTATTCTTACGGAGAATAGGATTAATCTCTTTACCACGTTTAACAAATACTTCTGCATCTACCCAATCAGAATCAGAACCTCTAAACTCTTCTTTAGGAACCCAACCAAATATACGGGCTTCTTTTTCAGTTTGTGGATCTGTTTGTTGGACTTCTGTCTCAATACTTGCTTCTTGTTGCTCTACTTGTTTTTCTTCTGACATTTGTTTTCCTTTAATCGACTAATGCTACAACATCTAAATCATTTATGATTCGGTATTCTTTGTCATCATCGCCTTTATAGATTAGGCCTGAGTACTTACCAAAGATTACATGATCTCCAACATTAGCCCAGGGGCTTGGTTGATCTAACCATGCAGTATTGCCTAATTCGACAATAGTACCTTTTAGTTGTGCTAGTCTTTCCCTATCTCTATTTTCACCGACTGACAAAATAATACCGCTTTGTGTTATTTCTTCCACTGGATCGGGGAGTATTAAAACTCTGTGACCCTTTGGATGGATTCCACTAGTATTTTGCATCTTCTCTTGCTCCTTCTACTAAATCCTCATAAGTTACACTAAGGATATTTAATATTGCATTACATCTACCTCTTATTTCATTCTCATCAGAACTTAAACCTCTGACAAGTTGCTCTTTCATGTACTCCCTATCGTTGTGTAGGGCTTTCTTGAGTGCCTTGGTCGCTGGATGTTCCACCCAATCCAAGAATTCCTGTTGCGTTACTGTCATAATTTACTGCTCCCTCGGTTGCTTTCATCATCATCTCAATAGACTTCATAATACCTTCTTGATGAGCTTTAGCAGCACCTAACTTAGTTTGAAGCATAGCGATATCATGACCTGCTTGAATACCTCCTGCTTCTTCTAAAGCTTTAGATGCTTCTGCTTCCATCTTAAGTATCTTAGCCTTGTTTAACTCAGCCTCTTGTTGTAACTTCATGACACCAAGTTTAAACTTAGTCTCAAGTGAAAGTTTACGTTCTTGGGCTTTAATTTGCTCAACTTGAACCTTAACATCTGGACCGCTTTGAATAGCGTTAGGACCTTGAGGATCTGGTAGAACTTCTTCGATATTAGGTATCTTGAGTGCTTCAAGGTACCGTCTCATAACTTTGTATACATTAAATCCTGGTGTACTTAACGCAGTTTGTTTTAATGTTTCAGCTTGCATAACTCGTTGTACATCAGATACTACATGTGGATCTGCTGCAGGACGTAGATCTGTACCATTTGCCTGGTAGTCAGCTGCTAATACAGCACCTCCTGCAAATTTAAATTCTTCAGGTAAGTATAATTGATTTAAACGGTAAACTTTACGTACTTCTTCATTTAATGAACGATAGATACGTTTAAAGATACCAGCAAATACTTTCATACCTTGTTCTGCCATAGTACGTGATGTTTCTGCAGGAGTATTCTGACCTACATTTTCACCTACCATAATATCTGTAGAGCCTACAATACGTTCACCATAGTTAACTAGGGTTTGTAGTAATGTAAATAATACGTTGCTTGGTTCACGAACTGGTAATGGGTAAATACCTTTAGCTAAGTCTTCACCAGTTGAATCAACATGCTTCCACTCCATAGGAGCAAAATTATAATTGCCTCCTCTAATTTTAATCCCTCTGGAGAGGAATCCTCCAGCAGTGTTAGCCATAGTACCAGCATCAACAAGTTGGTTAATAATTGTATTGATAGATTCATTAAGAGGTCCTAATAGAATACCAAAACCAATGTCATAAAAACCACCGTCAGGTGATGGAATGAATGGATATTTAGTAAAATAACTTTCAGGTTTAATATTTAAAATCTCACCTTTGCTATTTTTCTTAATTGAACTCTCAAAATAGTTTGCTACTATTCTAACTACTTTACGTGACTCTCTATGAACTGTAATAATATAGGGCTCTTTAAAACCATCACCATCTAAATCTTCCCAACGATGTTGCTCAATAAACTCATAAGGAGTTCCAGGGTCTGATTGTGGTTGATGATTGCCTTGAGCTAAATCTTGTGCTTCAGATAAGTTATCCCCAGGAATAGTTTGTGGTGGACTTAATGGAAAATCACTCCAGACACCTCTACGTTGTCTAGATAAAACATCGTTAACTGATAAATAAAGAACATGTGATTGACGATTGCAATCTTTTAAATTCTTAGTCCAATAAGAAACAACAAAGTCTTTTGCTAATACATTTTCTGATACTGGATGTTCTTCATTAAAATCCCAATATGTTTTCTTAAAAGCACATCCAACAATAGGTACTGTAATAAGCACCTTATCCATCTCTGATTCCCAGCATTCATCTTGTTTTAATAACTGATAGCTCATGTGTTTCTCAACACGGAGGTTACGATCTTCTATTTCTTTTACTGCTCTTGGATCAGGATTTGTTGTGGAATCATGATCTACTTTAACTACTTGGTCACTTGGTATTAAAGCAGGATAAGCTCTACTATGAAACTGTAACGCTGCAATAGTAACTAATGGAAACTTAATATTTGATGCATTAGTCCAAGGGAATGATTTAGATTCTGCAACTTGAAGAGCTAACTTCATAGCAGACTCTACACGTCCTTCCCATTGTGAACGCGAGTCTTTATCTAAGTTAAACTCTGTAATAACATTAAAACCTATGGTAGTAAGATCCCTTTGATCTAACATCTCTACAATGTTAGGAGAATTCATAAGTTTATTAATATTTATTTTTACGTCTAAATCCATTTATTAATATCCAGTTATTTGTGATCGTCCATCTTGTTGATGTAGACGTTTAGCTTTTTCATACTCATACTCATCTTCCTCTTCAGGAGTATCAGCATCTTGTACTTGGTCTACAATAAGACCTAACCAACTTAAAGCATCCACTTGGTCATCATGTCTAGCTTTAGGGAAGCGAACCATCTCTTCTTCTAAATCAGGGTACCAAGGAGCACTCTTATCAAACCTAACACCACCAGCTCTAAACCTAGCTTGAAATGATCGTGCTCTAGTTTGTTTATCTTTTGTAGGAGTCATTGGGAATAGACTCATGTATTGTTGTCTAGCTAACTGCTCACGTCTTAGTATTGGACCTAGAGCCTTTTCAATAGCTCCTCGTTCAGTTACAAAGTATTGAGGTTCAAACTTCTTCTGTACTGCAAACATTTCTTCAACAATTTCTAAGGAATCCCATCTTCCTCTTCGAATGTCTACTATGTTCATTATACCATCTGAATCAATCCCACCAATAGCAATGACAGTATAATCGCTACGTTCTCTAGTAGAAATGGCGAAGTCAACTGCAGCGTAGTAAGTAAGCTTTCTTTCTTTATGTTTAATAGCATCTAGTGTAAACTTAGGTATCTCAATAAAGTCAGGACGCTTAAAGTAAGCTGTTGACTCGTCAATTGGATAGTTTAAAAACTCTTGAGCATATACTTCAGGTATACCCTGTTTAGTATAATCTTCTTTCTTAGTTTGAAAGAACTCTTTATTATATCTGTCAGCCCATAGTATGTGCTGGTAATCTTCTGAGTGAGCTCTGTATCTTACAGATCGCCACTCTACACGTTTACGTGTTGAATAAGTTTTTAGTGGATCAACCTTAGTATAATCGCCATCATAATCGGGAGGCATAACACGATTGAGTAAGGAATCGAGATGTAGCACAGTTCCCACAACACGTACAATACCATGCTGAGACCTACAAGGAAGAAGTGCAGCGTAAAACCATCTTCTGAATTTCTCTCTACGGTCCTTGCTTTGTACTTGTTCATCGCCCTCAAGGTCATCACATATAATTAAATCTGGTCGACGTTGATCCCATTTTAAACCTCGGACCCTTTGTTCTGCACCACGTACTAAAACTCTAAATTGTTCACCATCTGTAAACTCTACAATAATGTCAGTCTGTGAATCTTTAATAAGACCTTTAATAGCAAACAAGTTAATTAAGTCTTCATTGTTAACAAGTTCATCTTTAAGATCACTAAGAAAGTTAGTTGCTTGACTTTCAGTATCTGATATAATTAATGCAAACTTCCTATCTCTAAATAAAAGGGCAGCGAGCAAGTAGGCATGAGTGATCGCAGTTGATTTACCGTGTGCCCGCGGGGCTGCGATTGCTACAAGAGGATTGTCGCTGCAACAGAGATCCCACCACTCCAGATGGCATTGCGGAGTAGGGGTAGAACCATCGTACCTCTTTGCTAAACAAGCCCCAGCAAATCCGTGGATAAGCTCTGGGGTTAGTTTCATTTATGTTTTTTCTGCTTTTCACCTGAGTTATGACCATTATCACTACGATTAGCTGAGACTGATCTTGTTCGTGTATTACTTAATGCTTTAGATCCACCAGCACGTAAAGGTTTCTTGTGATCTACATCAGTAGGACCTGCACCCTTAACTCTTGATGCTTTATTTCGTGCAGCTCTATCTTTTTTAGCTTTGGTAGAAGAATCAAATAATTGATATTCTTGTTTGTAGTTACGTTTATAATTAGGATTACTTGGCATTATTTAGCTTTTCTATGTTCTTCTACAAGTTTTAAATATGCATTGTACATATCTTTGTTAGCAGGATGAGTCATCATCTCATCAGCATGTTGAACCTTTTTAACATACTCACGGGCCTGTGGCCCTGCTCCGTTATATAATTCCCAGAGTTTAAGTCCATTAGCTTTACCACCAGACTCATGATACTTGTTAGCAACTGCTAGTGTTTTAAGAGCAGCTCTCTCATCTAAGGATGATGTATCGTTTGGATCATACATATCATACTTAGAGTCTGCAAGAGTGTCCCCTTGTTTTATTTTTAATATTTTAGGAGATACAAGATGATCTACTCCTAAAGAACTTGCAACTTCTCTTAAACGTTTTTGGCTTTCATTACCCGGCCATAAAGATTCATCAGTAGAGGCATCGCCATATGCTTGTCTTTGTTTTTTAATCTCAGCAACAGTCTTACTTATATCAGTCCCTTTAGGGATCTGACTTTGATTACGAAACAAAGCCATTAATTGTTGTTTATAATCTTGTTCAGTAGCAAGAACATCCTTAGCATCTTTAGTAATAGGAGTACCATAGTTAACGGCTACTTCATTTACACCATAATCACCAAATCTTCCTTCTGTAAGAGCGGAAGGTAGGTAGTACTTTGTAGTTTCTGGTGCTAATATTCCTTTTTTTTCTGCAATAGCCTGTGACTTTGCTAGAGAGTTGAAAGAACTAAGAGGCATCTTAACAGGTGCCCAGTTCTTATCTACATATTCTTGTGAAGGATAGAACTCAACGTAGTCGGCTGCCATTTAATTGCATTTCCAACGAGCAAGTGCAGCAGCTTTCCTAGTAGGTCTTCCTTTACTGTCTTTCATTGGTCCTGGCATACCACCCATACGTGCACAGAATGATCTTTTACGAGCACCACCCCCTGGTTGTGGGGCTTTTAGGTTAGAACCAGTGGCAGCATTGTACTTAGCACGGCCTTTAGCCGTAAGTCCAGCTCCTTTAGATACAGGAAGCTTCTCACCACGACCAATAGATAGGCTTACGCCCTTCTTTTTAGTAGCCATCTTATTTAAATCCTTGTAAAGTTTGTGCAAGACGAGCACGTTGACCCATTTTACCAGGAGCCTTAGCTGCTTTAGCTAGTTTACTAGCAGGAATCTTCTCGCCCTTCTTAACACCAAGTGACTTACGTAAAGCACCTGGCTTTTTAATTGCAGAAGCAATCCAATTTTTAGATTTAGTTGCCATTTAGTTATTTTCTTTTCGCAGTCTTAGCACTTCTAGTAAAGGCTTTAGCAGTTGGAGCACCCTTTGCTCCTACTTTACGCATCTTTTCACCCGAGCCTGCTTTGATCCTTTGCTGTTTAGCATGGATATTAGCATATAAGCCTGGCTTAGTAGCCACACTTAGCGCCCTTTTTCATTTTAGAGTTTGCCATCATTTTGCCACCAGACATCTTATGCATCTTTGATGGTGCCTTCTTCATTGACATCTTTTTCATTGGTGCTTTTTTCATTGGTGTTGCCATAAGTTTCCCCTTCGATTTCTTTCGCTAGTGCGAATTTTTGGAATTGAGCAGCGAGTAGTTTAAGTCTATCATCTACCGCTACCTGCGTAGTAATGCTAGTCGGTTCGCCACGTATCAACTGCCTACGTGTGATTAAATTATTGAATAAGTTTGAAAGAACTTTAGTATCTACGGGCTTGCGAACAAGCTTAGACTTTCTTACATCCCAAAGATAGTCGCCATTATCGAGTCTGTCGACCAGATGATCCAAGCTGCGATCAAGCACACCACTAATTCGAGAAGCCAGTTTTTCATTTTGTTCAATAAACACCTTCTTTTGAATCTCAGACCACCAAGGTTCATCACGCCATTGGCGTAAAAACTTAGGATCTATACCAGTCAATTCACTGACTTGGTCTACATCACCATAAACACAATACAGAGCACAAGCATCTGTCTTCTGTTCAAGGTTAAAGTAACTAGGGTTGTTAAACTTAAAACCAGGACCACGTTTCTTGCTAAGAATAATCTCTTTGTCATCTAGCTTATAGCCAGAGAGCTTGTCTTCCTTGGTATCTTGGGGTAGTTCTTCTCTGATCATTGGATAAACTTTTACTCGTATGGTAATAGTATATCATAGTTTTTATTCTTTGTCAATAGATAGTGAGCCCTTATTCGTAATATTTTATATTTTTCTTGACAAGTCCTTAAAGATCTGTTAAAATAAATTAATTATTAATTATAATAATTATTAATTATATTATAATTATATATATTTATATAATATATATATAATA